ATGACAAATTACACTAGGGGTTTATATGAGAAAAATAATTGAACTTTGTTTAGCAATATTTTCAGTTGCTTTATTTTATTTAACTATAATTTTTTAGGGGGTTTAAATGTTAAAAATGGAAAGTAAATTTTTAAAGCACGAAGCATGTCCAAAATGTGGGAGTAAAAATAATTTAGCACGATACACTGATGGTCATGCACATTGTTTTACACCTGACTGTGGGTACTATGAAAAAGCTGAAGGAGTAGCAACACCAATGAAAAATACTATGAATAACGATTTATATGTTGGTCAAACAACATCATTAAAAGATAGAGGTATATCCCAGGAAACTGCTAGTAAGTATGGAGTAACAACTCTGACTACCAATGGTATGATAACTAAGCATGTCTATCCTTATTTTAGTTCAGATAAAAAACATGTAGCAAATAAGATTAGAACTTTACCAAAAGAGTTTACTGCTCAAGGTAACTTTGGATTGTCACAATTATTTGGTCAACAGTTATTTAGTGGTGGTCAAAAGTACATCACCATATGTGAGGGTGAGTGTGATGCCTTATCTGCCTATGAGATGATGGGTTCTAAGTGGGCATCAGTATCAATTAAAAATGGAGTTCAGTCAGCAGTTAGAGATTGTAAACAGAACTTTGAATACCTAGATAGTTTTGAAAATATAATTATTTGTTTTGACAATGACAATATAGGTAAGGCAACTGCAAATAAAGTAGCAGAAATATTTTCACCTAACAAATGTAAGATTGTTAATATGGAATTAAAAGATGCTAATGAATATCTCAGGGCAGGACAAAGACAAAAGTTTGTTCAGTGTTGGTGGAATGCAAAGTCACACACACCTGAAGGTATACTTAGAGTATCAGATATAAGAGATAATCTTTGGAAAAAGAAAGATAGAAAGACTTGTCCTTATCCTTTTGATGGACTAAATGAAAAGCTTTATGGTGCAAGGACTGGAGAACTTGTAACGATTACTTCAGGGACTGGTATGGGTAAGTCATCATTCATGCGAGAATTAGTCTATCATTTTTGGAAAACAACTCAAGATAATATTGGTTTAATATTTCTTGAAGAAGATGCAGAAAGAACTTTACAGGGTGTGTTAGGTATACATACCAATAAACAATTACATCTTGATGAAGTATGGGAAAAAGAAAACATTGAAGACTTGAATAAAGTTGTTGACGAGTTTGATAGTGATAGATTAACTATCTATAATAATTCATTTGGCTCTTTAAGTGACGAACAAATCATGGCTCGTATACGTTTTATGGCTAAAGGGTGTGATTGTAAATGGATATTTATTGACCATCTTAGTTTAATTATGTCAGCTCGTGAAGATAATAATGAGAGAAAAGCAATTGATTTATTAATGACTAAACTCAGAGGTCTTTGCCACGAAACAAAAGTAGGAATGTTTTTAGTTTCACATCTAAGAAGACTTGATAATGATAAGGGACACGAAGAAGGTAAGCAAGTTTCTCTTTCTCATTTGAGAGGCTCACATGCCATTGCTCAATTATCTGATGCAGTAATTGGTATGGAAAGAAACCAACAAGAAGAAGATGAAGTATCAGCTAACACCTCAATCATTAGAGTATTGAAGAATAGATATGCAGGTATTACTGGTATTGCTTCTTATCTTTTATGGTCAAAAGAAAATGGACGTATGACTGAAATAGAAAACCCTTTCAAGGAAAAAGATAATGACAATGAAACCAACTAAAGATAATAGAAAAAAGTTTGACCTTGACTTAGCTTATGGTCAAGTCAGAGAAGATGCCATAAAGGATATGCTTCAGGATAAAAAGATTGAGGTAAAATCTGAACGTGATGTATGGCAAAAAACTGGTAACATTGCGATTGAATATGAGAGTTATGGTAAACCTTCAGGTATCAATGCAACTGAAGCTGACTACTGGTTTCATAATCTTTGTGTGGGTGATGATGTTTATGCCACGTTAGTATTTAAAACTGACAGTTTAAAAAAGATTATTAATTCTTTAGATAGGAAAGTCTCAGTAAGTGGTGGAGACCATAATGCTTCAAAGATGTACCTAATTAATTTACAAAAACTATTTGCAATACAAACAATAAAAGATTATATTCAGGTTAAATGAGAGTAATACTAGACATTGAAACTGATTCACTTGATGCAAAGAATATTCATTGTGTTGTTGCTAAGAACATTGATGAAAATAAAACCTATTCATTTGTAGGTGAAGATTGTTACACTAAATTACCTAACTTTATTAACAATCATTGTAAAGAAATTATAATGCATAATGGTGTTTCATTTGACGCACCAGTTCTAAACAGATTACTCAATACAAAAATAACTATTGGACAAATAACTGATACATTAATCATGTCACAGTTGTACAATCCTGAAAGAGAGAAGGGTCATTCACTTGATTCCTGGGGTGAACGTATTGGTTTAAATAAAATTGAGTTCAATAACTTCTCACAGTTTAGTCAAGAGATGTTAACGTATTGTAAAAGAGATGTTGATGTAACTCACCAAGTTTATAAAAGATTAATTGTTGAAGGTAAAAACTTTTCTAGAAAATCTTTAAGACTTGAACATGATATACGTTCAATCATAACTAAACAAGAGAACAATGGTTTTTATTTAGACCAAAAAAAAGCAAGTAGTCTACATGCAATGCTTGAAGATAAAGCTGAACAGTTAGAAAAAGAAGTACATAAAACTTTTCCACCATTAAAGATTGAAGAACAGTTTATACCTAAAGTAAATAATAAGTCTCGTGGTTATGTTAAAGGTGTACCTTTTACTAAAGTTAGTCATCAAGAATTTAATCTTGCATCTCGCAAACAAATAGCTGAAAGACTTATGAAGCTAGGTTGGAAACCAAATAAGTTTACTGATAAAGGTTCACCCATTGTAGATGAAGGTGTTCTATCTAAGATAAAAGATATAGCTGAAGCTAAACTTATATCTGAATATTTATTATTAAAGAAAAGAACTTCTCAAATAACATCTTGGTTAGATGTTGTGAATGATAAAACAAGTAGAGTGCATGGTAGAGTTTTAACTTTACGTTGTGTGTCAGGTAGAATGAGTCACCACTCTCCAAACATGGCTCAAATTCCTGCAGTTTATTCACCTTATGGTAAAGAGTGTAGAGAAGTATGGACTACAGATAAACCTAATACTCACGTTATCTTTGGTACTGATGCTTCAGGATTAGAGTTAAGAATGTTAGCACATTATATTGATACACCTGAGTATACAAATGAAATATTAAATGGAGATATTCATACAAGAAATATGAACATGGCAGGACTTACAGATAGAGACCAAGCTAAAACTTTTATCTATGCTTTTTTATTTGGAGCAGGTGCAAAAAAGATTGCACAAATAGTTGGTTCAAAAGATATGTCAGTTGGTAAAAAACTTATTGATAAATTTTTATCTGAACTACCTAAATTAAAAAACTTTAGAAACCAAGTAGAAGAAGCCTCAACTATGGGTAAGGTAAGAGGGTTAGATGGTAGATTATTTAATGTACGTTCACCACACAAAGCAGTTAATACTATTGTTCAAGGTGCAGGAGCAATAGCTTGTAAAGTTTGGTTAAGACAAATGATAAACTTAATAAATAAATCAGGTATTGATTCTAAACTTGTAGCTTCAATACATGATGAGTATCAATTTGAAGTACACAAAAAAGATGTAGAAGAAATGGGTAGGATTGTAAAGACTGCCATTCAAAATACTACTGAAGAGTTAACCCTGAAATGCCCACTGGACGCAGAGTTTAAGACTGGTTTGAGTTGGGCAGAGACACACTAATTAAAAGGAGAAGTAAATGTAAAAAGTTCTTGACAATGTTAATATAATGAAATATAATTAATATTTAAAATAAGTCATATTCAAATGACAATTATGAAAGGAGTACGAAAATGACTGTAATAAATGGAAAATCTTACTGGGCACAAGTTGTAGCACCTAGCACTAAGTTTGAGGAGGGTGGAGTGTACAGTATAGATGTATCAGTTGATGCTGAAAACAAAAAGAAAGCTGAATCTGATGGACTGTCTGTTAAAAACAAAGGAGACGAAAGAGGAGACTTTGTTACTATTAAGAGAAAAGCTACTCGCAAAGATGGTACTCAAAATAGAGCACCTGAAATCAAGGACAATATGAAACGTCCTTTGGAAGGGGTTCTTATTGGTAATGGTTCTAACGTAAATGTTCTTTATAGAATGTACGATTGGAAGTGGGGAGGTAACTCAGGTAAGAGTGCTGAACTACAAGCCGTTCAAGTTGTTGACTTAGTACCTTATGTTGACAAAGAAGTTGACGAAGCTTTCCAGGAAATACCTAAAGAAGGTGAAGAGTCTAATGACTTTGCTACAAACGTAGCCTAACAATAAATAAATAGAGGGGGACGTGGCTAATAACTGCGTCCCTTTTTTGTCTAATGAAAAAAATTGATACTCTAGTTAAAGACATGTACGATACTATCTCTGAAGGTAAACAACCATCAATGAAAGATGTTGAATCATTCGCAGAAAATATCAAAATAAATATCATGTCGTTATTTGACAAATATTCTGAGAATAATAATTTAAGAATGTCTCAGATTGGTAAACCTGATAGACAGGTCTGGTATCAATCAAGAGATATAAAAAAAGAAAAGCTACCTGCTTGGGCAAAGATAAAGTTTGCTTATGGTTATATGCTTGAAGAATTACTTTTACTTCTTGCAAAAACTGCAGGACATGAAGTTAAGAATGAACAAAAAGAATTAGAGATTGAAGGAGTATTAGGACACCAAGATTGTGAGATTGATGGTGTGATTACAGATTGTAAATCTGCTAGTGCTTATTCATTTAAAAAATTTTCTAATCGTTCATTATTAAAGGATGACCCTTTTGGTTATATACCTCAACTCTCAGCTTATGCTGAAGCACAGGGTAAAGAAGGTGGTGCTTTTCTTGCTATAGATAAACAAAGTGGCAGGATATGTCTTATGCCTGTCCATCAAATGGAGATGATAAATGCGAAAGATAGGGTCTTACATCTTAAAAATGTTGTCGCAAGTGATACAATTCCTAGCAAGTGTTATGACGATATTGCAGATGGTGTTAGTGGTAATCGTAAACTTGATATTGGCTGTTCCTACTGTGCTTATAAAGTTGATTGTTGGAAGGATGCTAATGGTGGGAAAGGACTTAGAAAATTTGTCTATTCAAATGGACCAAGATACTTAACTACAGTAGCTAGAACACCTGATGTACAAGAGGTAGCAGTAGATGACATTGGTTAGTGTATTTGAATTACTAGCTGCAATTTCTGCAGTGATTACTGTTTGGGTGTATGGTAACAAAGATAACTATGCACCCTTATATGGTATGGTTTCAAATATAATATGGATTACATGGTCAGTATTATCTGATAGTTATTACATGTTAATTATGTGTGTAGTATTTACTTGTCTACATATACGAAACTATTTTCATATGAGGAATATTAAATGAAGTTTAGAAGTGGTTCAGAAGAAAAAGTTTATAAATTTTTTAAAGATAAAAAAGTAAAAGTTAAATATGAACCTAATAAATATAGTTATGAATGGTTTGAAAATAAAACTTATTGCCCTGACTTCTTGTTACCTAATGGTTCTTATATAGAAGTTAAAGGTAGGTTAACTATTGAGATGAGAAAGAAACATTTGTTTTTTAGAAAGTCCAATCCTAATATTATAATTAGATTTGCTTTTGATAATCCAAATAAAAAACTAAACAAAGGTGGCACTATGACTTATGCAGGATGGTGTGATAAACATAACTTTGAATACTGTAAGATAAGTGATGGTATTCCTAAACAATGGTATAATGCAAAAAGAGTATGAAGATTTTTTACAACAGACAGAAACTAATTTTATCAGCTCAACAAGTGCTGAGAGGAGTCTATTTCTTGCAGTTATTTTACAAGCATTACTTGATGCTACACAAAAAGATACAAGAGATTTGGAAAGTTCAAAGTATAAACGTGAAGCTATACTATGGTTCACTTCAAACTTTGGGGAAACTAAAAAAGATTTTGAATACATATGTTATTCAGCTAAGATTAATCCTACGTATATGCGAAGGGTAGCTATGGATATATTGTCTTCAAAAAAAACTAACTTTATTCGTACACATATAAATGCTATATTGACAGATAAAGATAGTTATGATAGAGTAAAAAATAATAAACAAAGAAAGGGGAAATAATCATGTTACCAACTGAATACCAAAACTATATTGCTATCTCTCGTTATGCGAGATGGATTGAAAAAGAAAACAGAAGAGAAACATGGAGTGAAACTGTTGAACGATATGTTAGTTATATGCAAGGACGTTATGAGAAACTAACAAATAAAAAATTAGATAAGAAGGAAAGAGATAGATGGATTGATGCTATTACTACATTAAAAGTTATGCCTTCAATGAGAGCCTTAATGACTGCAGGAGCTGCACTTGATAAAGATAATGTTGCAGGATTTAATTGTTCTTATGTTGCTATTGATAATGTAAGAACCTTTGATGAAATAATGTATATACTTATGTGTGGTACTGGTGTAGGGTTCAGTGTTGAAAGACAATACGTTGATAAACTTCCTGAGATTGCAGAGAAGTTTCATACTACTGAAACAGTTATTAAAGTTAGAGATAGTAAAATAGGCTGGGCAAAATCTTATCGTGAACTTGTTGCTATGCTTTACGCAGGACAAATACCACAGTTTGATATGTCTCTTGTTAGACCTGCAGGTGCTAAATTAAAAACATTTGGTGGTCGTGCCAGTGGTCCTGACCCATTAAGAGATTTATTTAAATTTAGTATTGAAACATTTCAAAAAGCTAGTGGTAGAAAATTAAATAGTATTGAATGTCACGACATTGTATGTAAGATTGCAGACGTAGTTGTTTGTGGTGGTGTAAGACGTTCAGCTTTAATTAGTCTTTCTAATCTTTCAGATATTAGAATGAGAGATGCTAAGACTGGTCAATGGTGGGACAACAATCCACAAAGAAGTTATGCTAATAACTCTGTAGCTTATACTGAGAAGCCTGACATAGGTACATTTATGAAAGAGTGGGTATCTCTTTATGATTCTAAATCAGGTGAACGTGGTATCTTTAACAGAGTTGCATCACAAAAGATGGCAACACGTTCAGGTAGAAGAGAAGGTGACTTTGACTTTGGAACTAATCCATGCTCAGAAATAGTATTACGAAATAAACAATTCTGTAATTTATCTGAAGTGGTTGTGAGACCTGATGATACTGAAGAAACTTTAAAAGAAAAGGTAGAGATAGCTACAATCTTTGGTACACTTCAGTCAACTCTTTCAGACTTTAGATACCTAACTAAACAATGGAAAGATAATACTGAAGAAGAAAGATTACTAGGTGTATCATTAACTGGTATTATGGACCACGAAGTTCTATCAGGTAATGTATTTAATGAACAAGTTTTAAAAGATATGTTAATTAATTTAAAAGAACATTCAATTAAAACAAATAAGAAGTGGGCAGAAATGTTAGGAGTTAACCAAGCTACTGCTATTACTTGTGTGAAACCTTCAGGAACTGTATCACAATTAGTTGATTCAGCTTCAGGTATTCACCCACGTTATTCACCTTACTACCTTAGAACTGTGAGAGCAGATAAAAAAGACCCATTGTGTGACATGATGTTAGACAAAGGTTTCTATGGTGAAGATGACGTAATGAAACCTAATGATACAAAAGTTATTTACTTTCCTATGAAGTCTCCAACGAGTTCAATTATGAGAGATGCTAAATCTGCTATTGAACAACTAGAGATATGGAAGATGTATCAATTGCATTGGTGTGAACATAAACCTTCAATTACAGTTTATGTAAAAGAAGAAGAATGGTTACAAGTAGGTGCATGGGTTTATGAAAACTTTGACGTGATGAGTGGTGTTTCATTCCTACCTCACTCTGAACACTCATATAAACAAGCACCTTATCAAGAGGTTGATAAGAATACATATGAAGAATGGTTAGCTAAGACTCCTAAGAATATTAACTGGATGGACTTAACTCAATATGAAAAGGAAGATACAACCACTTCATCAAAAGAACTTGCATGTACTGCAGGTGCTTGTGAAATAGTTTAATTTTTTTGTTGACTTTATGATTAAAAAAATATATAATTATTTATTTAACAATAAACTAACAGTTAATGATTATTTAAAATATAAAGATAATATGTGGGAACACTATTGTAAGGTTGAAGAAGATATTATAGGTACAGAAAAAGGTAAACCTTGTAACTGGTGTGATAAAACTGAAAGGAAAAATAAATGAAAAGAATAATAATTGGTGGACTCTATATACTTTTAATAGTTTTAGTTAGCTCAAGTTTTAATTAAGGAATAAATATGTATATAAATGCAAGAACAACACATAAGGAAGAAACAATTCATCCTTTACCTAAAGAGAAAACTAATTTTGTTTTCATAGGGTATGACTCTCGTGAAGATATAGCTTACAGAGTTTGTGAAAATTCATTAGCTAGACATAGCTCAAGACCTTTAACAATTATTGATTTAAATGTTTCTCATTTAAGAAGTAGTGGTCATTTTACTAGAGAGTGGAGAGAAGATAATGAAGGACAAAAATATGATGTGCTAGATGACAAACCTTTTTCAACAGAGTTTAGTCATACTAGATTTCTATGTCCCCACCTAGCTAAAATAAATAAGATGAAAAATTGGGTGATGTTTTGTGACTGTGATTTTTTATTTCTTAGAGATATAGATAAACTATTTAAGTTTGTAGAAGAGAACCATGCTGATAAAGCTGTTGCTTGTGTTAAGTTTGACTGGCAACCTACTGAAGATACTAAGATGGATAATCAAAAACAACTTGGTTATGATAAGAAGTTATGGTCTTCACTTATGTTATTTAATATGAAACATAAAGATGTAAAAAATTTAACAAGTGAAGATGTAAATACTATGAAAGGTTTAGACCTACATCAATTTAAATGGACAAGTGATGACCAGATAGGAGAGATACCTGCTAGTTGGAATCATATTCCTGGTGTTTCAAGTTTAAAAGAAAGTCCTAATGCTATACATTTTTCTCTTGGTGGTCCTTGGTTTGGTGGTAAGTTTGAGGCTATGCAATTTGCCCAAGACTGGGAAGATGAAAAACTATTATATAGAAACACTATAAATGAAACAAGACCTACGAAAATGGTAACTTATTAATATGAGTAAAGACGCAATAAATATCGTTACGTCCTTTAATCCTAAAGGATGGGAAACTTATGCAAAGAAAATGATTGACTCAGTTGTAGAATATATGGCTGATGATTTACATTTAACTGCTTACTATCATGACTTTACTGATGAGCAAATAAAAAAGTTTCCTAAAACAGACAAGATAACATTTAGAAATCTTAATAAGGTAGATGAAATGATTACCTATCGTGAAGAAATGAAACTTCATGATGGTACTGAAGCTGGTAAGATGCCTTATAACTGGAGATTAGATGCCATTAAATGGTGTCACAAAGTGTATGCTCTGACTGACTTCTCCTTCAAGTTGGTAGAAAAGAGTGTACAAGTAGGGTGGGTAGTTTGGTTAGATGCTGACATTATCCTTAGAAAGCCTGTTAATAAACAAGACTTGTTTGGAATCATTCCCCTAGGTTCTGAACTCGTCCACTTAGGTAGGAAGGATGTGGACTATAGTGAAACATCTTTCATGGCTTTTAATCTTAACACTATCCCACCCCTTGATTTACTAGGAGATATGAGAGGTCTTTACAATAGTCACGAAGTTCTTTCATATAGAGAATGGCATGATGGATTTATCTTTGAAAGATTATTTAATATCTATGGTGCACATGGTTTAAAAAAACATAGTTTAACACCAGACGTAAGAGGTTTAGATGCGTTTAATAATTCACCTTTGGCAGATTACTTTGAACACTTCAAGGGTAATAGGAAGGACTTGTTATCTGATAAGACCACACCTGATGTCGTTGGTCCAAAGAGGTACAAACAATTGGCAGATGTCATCAGACATTACAAGTTTTCAAGAATACTGGAGACAGGTACATGGAATGGTGGTCGTGCTATTGAAATGGCACTGGCAGCTTTTGACAACGTAGATAAAGTTTATTATGAAGGTTATGATTTATTTGAAGATGCAGATGAATTTACTGATGCAACTGAAATGAATACTAAACCACATAATCTTTATGAAGCAGTTAGTAATAGACTAAAAGAATTTAAAACTTTTGTTAAAGAAAAAATGAACAAAGACTTTGAATTTAAATTAGTTAAAGGTGATACTAAAGTAACACTAACACAACAAAAAGATTTTGACATAGCTTATCTTGATGGTGGACATAGCTTTGATACTGTTCAGCATGATTACAATATGACAAAAGATTTACCTGTTGTTGTGTTTGACGATTACTTTACTAAAGATGACAAAGGAAAGGAAGTTGTTGATGAACATAAAGGAACGAATAAAGTATTTGATGCCCTTGATAAAAAGCTACGCAAAAAGGTTCTTCCATCTAGTGACCCAGTGGCAGGTGGTGGTGTTACTCACCTTGCTATCGTTCTTCATAAATCTAGTCTTGATAAACTCCCTGAAAGTTTCAATCACGTTCCAATAATTGTTAAACCAAAAGACTGTATGCCTACTGATTATATTAGAAACAATATAAAAAATAATGTACAGTCAATTAATAAATGGTTAACTAAAGCTAGACCACATGGAGAGGTACTTAACATAGTATCAGGTGGTAGTTCTTTTTTAAATTATAAAGATTATCTTAAATCAACTAAAGATAAAATCATGTGTGTTAAACATTCATTACCTATGCTTTTGAAAGAAGGTATAGTTCCTTGGGCATGTAACATACTTGACCCCAGACCTATTGAAGGTACAAGTACACATGGAATTGTTCGTAAAGAATTATTTAAAGAGATACCTAAAGACACTATATTCTTTGTATCATCTATGACTGATACCTCAGTTGTAGATTTCTTAAAAGATAAGAGTGCTAAGATAATAGGTTGGAATGCTTACTCAGATGCTATTGTTGAACAGAATAAAGATGGTAAAAAGGTTACTATACCAAAAGAATTAGGTATACCTGATGACACAGTTCTACTTACAGGTGGTACGTGTGCAGCAATGAGAGCCATTAGTGTTGGACATACATTAGGATTTAGAAACTTTAAACTATATGGTTTTGATTGCTCAATGGATGAACCTAAAGATAAAGATGCTGTTGATAGTTCAACAGGTAAAGGTAAATACTTACACGTTACTACGAATAATAAGAAGTTCTGGACTACAGGTGAGCTACTAGCTATGGCACAAGACTGTGAAAAATTATTTCAAAGACAAGATGTTGATATGCATATGGAACTATATGGTGAGGGTACTCTTGTTTCTGAGTTGTGGAAAACTGGTGGTAGAAAGGAACATCCTAAATATGAAAATACTCTCTTCAATAACAATTAAAGATTTTATAGAGTATAAAGATTGTCAAGCAATCTATAAATCAGTTATAAATTTAAAAGATTCTTGGTCACTTTATTCTAACAGATTATCACTAGGTTCAGGAAAAGAAGATAAAGATAATGAAGATAGTTATAAAGATAAATGTCTTACAAATAATCCTATCATATTTGAAAAGTTTCCATCATTATTATTTAAAGTAAAACAAGTGTTAAACAATATGTACGTTGATGATTTAACATTTGAAGATACGTACTCATCACCTGCATTTGATATTATACAAAATGATGGGACTTACTATACCCCATCTCATAATGCAGATAGTTATTTTGTACTACCTATATACACTGGAGAATCAAATTCAGGTTTGTTCTATTATAATAGACCTGGAACTAAAAAATATTATATGCCTATGTATGAAGGTTACTTTTATTTTTATACTAAACCTTTACATAAGTATTATGAAAAACTTATTGAAAATAATGATTTAGTATGTCTTGAAGGTAAATGTAAGATGAACAAAAATAATAAAATTACTCTTTTTTTTTAAATAGATTTGAGTTATAATACATATAAATGGGAGAAATATTATGTTATTACCAATGATTGCACCTATATTAGGTAAAGTAATTGATAGAATAATTCCTGATAAAGCTGGTCAAGCAAAGGCTCAATCAGAATTAAACAAGGCACTTGTT